ATTTCATATTCTTTATCGCAAATTGTTATTGTTTTCATAAATTACCTCCTAAACTGTTTTTTCATGTACTGAATTGAACCATGCATCATAAATTGTTTTATTTTCTGTCGTTTCATCTATATAGCATTTAACCATTCTGTCGCTTGTTCTTGGGTTCATTGTTATTGCTATAGTTTCTGTCCCTGGTTCAATTGTGTCTTCCTTAGTAGAGTTTTCACGTGATGGTCTTGAAGCTGTGCAATCATAAAAACAAAATCTTCTATTATTAGAATCCCCTTGTGCTTGGAATAATAGTGCAAATCTTGCATTTACATCATCAGCACTTTCGTATACAATTCCATTTTCATCTTTTTCTTGTCCTAATATTTGTGTTAAAAATTCATCCGGCGTCATAGCTATTTCTAAATCTCCGCCGTATCCATTATTCACTGCTGGTGCCATAAAATAAACGATGTTATCAGCATAAAATGGAGTAGCATCCCCACCTTCTGGGTCTATGTTTAAACTAACTGCTCCTTTAACTGCAAATGGTGTTCCATATGAAATAGTTCCATTTGTCTCTGTAATTTTTGCAACATAAACATCTTGAATACCATAATTAACTTTTGACATTGTTTGTTTCCTCCTTTAAATTTCAAAAAAATAGCTTACTTGCCAAACTTTTTCGTCTGATAAGTAAACTTCCTCTGTTTTATTCCACGCAACATCTGCGAGAATAGTATCTTCTATTTTGTTTTGTTGTTCTACGTCTTTGTCTATATAAGTGTAGTCTAATTGAATAGGTGTATCTTTCTTGTATACTTTATTGTCTGCCATAAAATTATCTGTATCTCTTGTTATCGCAATTAAATGTGGTGGCTCTGTAGGTGTCTTAAATACTCCATAAGCATATTTAAAACCCTGAGTTTCACATCTTTGTTTTAATTCTGCTAATGTCATCTTGAATCCTCCCTTATTTTCCTATCTAACAAATCAGCAAATTTTTCTCCATATTTTTCTTCTACTTGTCTAATATGAGGTTGTGCATCAACCCAACCAGTACCATCTCTTTTATGATGACCAAATTCAAGCAAATGAGTTAATTGATAGTTTGTTTTATTCCAAATAACTTTCGTATATTTATAGCTTTTTTTTCGAGTTCTTGCTCCAATCTTAATAGTCCAACCTTTATAGTATTTAGTATTTCTTGCAAGTCCACTTTTGGGACTAGTTTGAATTAACTCTTGTTTGGCTTCTTTAGTAACTATGTCTGTTGACTCTTCTACATCTTCTTGTATGTCCTCTACATAGTTTTCTAAATAATCCATAACTGCTTTTTGTAACTCACTTGGTTCTATCGATTTAGACATTTTTTACTTTCCTTTCGCAAACTAATATAAGTTCATCTGCTTCTGGTTCTTGTGTACGAATAATAGAATAAGTTGTTCCCATATAAATAAGCTCTGGCTCTCCATTATAATTTAGAGTACTTATTCTTAGTCTTAAAGTTGGCTTAAATCCTTGCTCATTAGCTTCGTAAAATTCATTCGCATAAACATCTTCAACTTTTATTATCGGACATTCAACTTGTATTTGTACTTCTTTCTCTACTCCTATTGAATTAGATTGAATAGAGGTAGAAAGTAGTGTGCAACTTACATCACGCATCTATTTCCACCTCCAATAAATATTTGTGAGATAAAGACAAATTAGTACATAACTGAGTATAAGTCTTTTGAGCTAGTTCTTTTTCTTTAGCTTCTACAAATCCAAAGTTTCCTTTTACAAACATAACTATTGCTCCTTGAATTAGTCCATCTGTTATGTTTGAAGCAACATCTATATTTTGTCTTACCATATCGCTTATCCCTGCATTTATCCACATAACGATTTCATCATCTTTTGCAGTAGCTGTAGGTACGATTGATAAGCATTGTTTTACAAGTGATTTAAACTCACTTACATTTGATACTATATTTGATACTTGTAAATCCTTTACTTCTTGGAATGTCATTTGTCTTTACCTCCTTATATTAAACACTTGCTGTCTTTTTTAATATTCTTGAGAATCCGTTGAATTTTGATACAGTTCCACCAACAATACAAGATGCTTTAAATGCTTTCATTCCTTGTTTAAATTTATAATCCTCACTCATTTTGGTTTCGATGTCTGAGAATACAGGAAATTCATAATCTGTTAATGAGCCATAAATCATTGTTTTTGCTCCTACTGTTGTATTTGTATCAGATAATGCTGTACAAGCAGAATTTATAATATATGGAACATCAGCTCCACCATTAGAATATGAAATTCTTCCTTCTCCTTTTCCTTTTGTTATTTTATAAACAAAATCTCCATGATTGTTTTTAACTTTAGAAAATGCTTCTAAGTCCTTTTTATTTAATATCAATGTTTGTTCATCTTCGACTGCTTCTTCTCCACCAAATCCAAATACTATTGTATTTAATGTATCTTGGTCAATTGTTGCGATTTCTATATCTCCGTTGCCATCAAGAACTTTTGTATCAGCATTATAAATACCTCTAATAGTATTATCAGTTCCAGGACCCGCAACAGCTTGAGCTCCTATTTTTTTCTTTATAGCTTTTTCTACTGCTTTTCCAACTCTTGATACATAATCTGCATCAGGTAGTTTTTCAACTTCTTCTGTTATTTCTGCATAAGCAGTTACTTTAGCTCTACCTGTAGATACATGGTCAAATTCAGGATCTATATCTTGATAATTTCCACCTTCTACAGTATATCCTCCTTCTCCGCCATCTTTCTCAAATGCAACACTGTATGATTCTCCTCCGTTTAATGGAACTATATTTAATTTATCTGCCATTGCAGAAGGTCTATCAAAACTTTCAGCTATTTGTGTTTTTGTTCTACCTGGTACTAATAATGTTCCTCCAGATACTGTTACACTTCTTTCTTCTTTATTTTTCATAGAAAATTTAACTGTATTTCCTGCTCTTAATTCTTTAGCAGCATTTTCAATTATTTTGTTATCTTCTTCCATTTTTCTTTCCTCCTTATTTTTTTCTGGTTTTTCAATAACTTTTGCTGTTGAAAAATCTCTTTTTTCAAGATTTTCTACAGCACCTTTAAGTAAACTTCTTTCATCTACTTTTTCTTCTACTACTTCGTCAGTAGCTTCTGTTTTTTCTTCTGGCTCGTCCACTATTTCAGCTTTTTCTAATTCTTCAATAGCACCTCTGATTTCTTCTAATTCTTCGTCCTTCGCATTTTGCAATTTTTCTTTTAGCTCATTTTTTCTTTTTTCAAATTCTTGTTTTGTCATTTTTCTAATTCCTTTCTTTTAAATTTTTAGCAGTTCTACCACCGCTTCTCTAAAACTCTATTTGTTTCTACCAACAAAAAAAGAGCAGTTCTACCACCACTCTTCGTTCGAGATTATAAACTTAATAAATTTAATTTTAATTCTAGCCTTTTTCTTTCACTTTTTGCTCGCAAGTATTTTTCTTTTTCTTCTTGATACTCTTCTTTGTTTCTTGCATATATTTCAGTTGAATCGTAGGCTGGAATGTCAACTACAGAAACATCAAATAATCTATCTATTTCTAATATTCTTCTTGTATCTGTTGTGTAATCCCACTCCTGTTTTGCTACTGTAAATGCAAAACTCATTTTATCTAGTAAACCTGCCTTAATCATCTTGTATATGTCTTTATTGTTAGTTGTATCAATTAAATTTGCTCTTATTTTTAAGCCTCTATCGTCTACTATTAGTTGTAAACTTTGATTTCTTGTTCTTGCTAATATTAAGCAATTATCATTATGATTATACTTAAACACACAATCTTGCATATTACAATTATTAAAAGCATTTTTATCTATTACCTCTTTGCACCATCCTAAATCTGTAACATTTTCAAACGTAGCAGCATAACCTTCTACAACCATTTCTTCATTGTCTAAAGCCCTCAATTCACTTACTCTTAATTCTTTAATTGCTTTCTCCATCATCTACACCTCCTTGATATTTATCTGCTAAATTACTATTTATTACATTTAATGTTTGAAGTCTTTTATTTCCTTCTTTTCCACCTAATGCTGGTAAATCAAGGATTTCCCTTCCTTCATCAACTTTAATTATTCCTAATACTCCAACTTCTTTTAATAGTTTTATTTTGGTTTCTGTTTTAGCATATTTTATACGATTAACAGAAAACTCTATAGTATGTCCATCTTTAATAGCTTGCTCTGAAAAAATAGCATTTCTAAAAGCTTGCTCCATTTGTATTGCAAGTGGTTCAATAACAGACTCATAAAAAGCATTCCATTCTTCGTCATTAAAGCTACTATCTAAAATTTTCTCTGAGATTCTAAAATATTTATATATATTTCCATTAACTTGTGCTAGTTGTTCTTTATCTAATATTATAGGATTTAGATTTATTTCTTTAAAATCAAACTTTGAATCTAGACTTCCTATTCCACTTGTGCTTGATAGGATGTTCTCTACAAAGTCATCTCTAAGTTCTATCAAATCTTTATTTTTTAACATAGCATTTGAAGCCTTTATAACGCCTCTTAATGAAGTGCTTATTTTTATAGCATTTTTTATACCATCATCTGCAACAGTTTGAGTCTCTAATGAACTCTGTAGAACATCATTAGTGTCCCCATAAAAATCATGTTTTGTGTAAAATCTTCTAAGATGTATAATTCTATCGTATTTTGCATAATACACATTGCCATCTAAAAATTGGAATTTTAACCAAACTTCATTTTCATACTCAATAAGCTGACAAAATAATGGATTTAATGGATATAATCCAGCTAAATATCCATTTTTATCTATATCTATGTATATATATTCATTATTCTGACTATATAAAAGACTCAATGTCTTATATAGGAAATCATAAACTGTCATATACTTATTAGGTCTAATTCCAAGAATATAATTTATATCTCCTTCTATATGTCTTTTTACACCATTTTTTACTTGATAATGTTTCGGCAACATTTTTGCACCATGTGTAGCTATTGCATCTATACATTCTTTAGCAATAATATTCTCATCAATATTATCACTAATATTTGAATATACAGCACTATATCCACTTAACAATCTCAATATGTTTTTAAATTTAAAATCATTTTGTTTTTTGTTGCCAAAAACCATATTAAATAGGCTTCGTTTCTCCTTCATCTTATCCCTCCTGTAATGATAAATAGTCATTCATTTTGTCAAATAAAACACAGTAAGCTATTATTAAACTTACTGCCCCATCTATTCTTGCTCTTTGTTTTTGCCCTTTTACTGGCCTTATATTATCGTTATCATCTCTTTTTACTGCAGTATTACATAAGCACCATTTAAGGACTGGATTATTATTATAATTTACTTTTTTATCTATCAAATCAGCTTCCAGTTGTTTCATTGGATTGCTCATTGTCTTTGCTCCTTGCCTTACTTCTAACATTTCAAAGCCTTGCTCTTTCATTTCATCGACCCAATAATTAGAGTTCCAAGGATCATATCCTACCCACAATGGAGCTATTTCATATTCGTCTTTCATTCTTAAAAACCATTCTGTTACTTTTGAATAATCAACCTTTGCCCCTTCGCATACTGTTACAAGCCCTCGCTTTTCCCACTTATCATAAGGTATTTTATCATCCTTAATTTTGAACTCTAACCTATCAGAAGCTATAAAGTATTGTTGTAATACATACTTTTTTTCATTTTTTACAACTAACAATGTTGCACAAGTTAAGTCAGTTGTGCTCGACAAATCAACTCCTGCTACTGCATAGTTATCTTCTATTTGTTCCATTTCAAACGTTTCTTCATTGTTTGCTATGTCAAATGTAATCCATCTATCTTGGTCATTTTGTCTTATATTAAAATCCTTACAAAGTAAGTTAGTTAATTCTGTTGGATTATTCTTTGCCCTATTTACTTTGTCTCGTAAGTCTTTTATATTCTTTATTGTTCCTAGTCCTGGATTTGCTTTGTACCATTTTTTTTCATCTTGCCATTCATCTGAGCTGTCTAATTCATATATAATAGGCAATACTGTTTCGTCTACTGTTTGACTCTTGTCTTCATATCCAGCTATTATGTCTGAAAAGTATTCATATTCATTGTCAAATACACTTTCTCGAACTGTTCCCATTGTAGAAGTTTCTAAAAGTAAAGGTTGTTCCCTTGCACTCATTGAGTCATACATTACGTCTAGTAAGTTTTTATCTTTCCATGCATGAACTTCGTCAGCTATAACAAAGTGAGCATTTAAACCATCTAGTGAATTACTATCACTGGCTAATGCTTTCATATAGCTTTCTGTTGCATCATAGTATAGTCCACCTACTAAACAACGTATTCTTTTTGCAAGCGCTGGGCTTTTCTTTATCATTCTTTTAGACTCGTCCCACACTACTTTAGCTTGGTCCTTCTTGGTCGCCACAGAATAAACTTCTGCTCCACCTTCTCCATCTTTTGTTAGCATATATGTTGCAAGTCCTGAGTCCATTGTTGATTTTCCATTTTTACGTCCAATAAATAAAGCACCTTTTTTATACTTTCGTATTCCTGTGTCCTTATCTACAAACCCAAACAAGGCCTGTATAAAAGCCTTTTGAAATAATTCTAATTGTACTGGTTGTCCTGCCCATTTGCCTTTTGAGTGTTTGCAAAATCTCTCTATAAATTCAATAGGCAAGTTCCCTCTGTGTTCATCAAAGATGTATGTGTGTTTTTCTTGTTCTTCTGTTATTGCATTAAAAAAAGAAACCGTTTTAGGTTTCTTTAAGTCTTCTACTAATTTTTTATATGTTACTAATACTTTGTGATTTGCTTTTTCTGGATTCTTGAGTAGCCATTTATAATATTGTTCTATATATGTCATTACTCATCACCAAAACTTTCAAATCCATCATCTTTAGGCTTTTCTTCTTTTATTGGCAACATATCGTTTAGTTGTTTAACTACAGCTGTATAATTTTTTATTGTAGTGTTATAGCTTTTTAAGGCTGGGTTTTCTCTTTCAATGTTGTAATTACCTTGACACATTTCCGTAACTACTCCATCTAATTTTACTTTTGCTTGTAGCTCTTTTAATGTATCTTCCATAAATTCAGCTTTATCTAATAATGACAAAGCTAATTTGCTTCTATTATTGTCTAGTTTTTCAAATACACTTCTTAAATCTTTTATATCTTGTACTTTTTTCTTTGCCATTATCTCACTTCCTTCTATGGTGGGGTTATATCAAAATGACCTGCGTATTTTTCGAACCCCCACACACCGTTCTCCCTAGAACATTATTTTTAGGGGCTTATGGGGGGCTATTTGTATTGTACTTCCTCTTCAAATACTAATTTTTCATCAATATAATATCTTTTTGTTATGTAATCAATATTATTTTCACCATCTTCTAATAATATTTCTTCACTACTTTGTATATTTAATTTTGATATATTAGCATTTATTTTTTTTAGTTGTTCTATTCTATTCCTATATTGCATTATTTCTTTTTCTTGGTCTATTATTACATCTTTATTAGTAACACATCTATCTTTGATTTTCCTTTGTACTCGTTCTCTTGCTTGTTCGAATAATCTAATATCTTCTTCTTCTTTTGACTTCATTTCCTCGCATGCTTTTATAAATTCTTCACCATATATTTCCATTTTTAATCAAATCTCCTTTTACCTCTCACAATATTTATTATTCTTTTAATATAATTTAATGGTGTTCTTTTAGCATACTTCCATTCAGTTGTATTAGTACAACCATATATTCCATCTATATATTGACAGCATGTCTTTTTGCATTTATTATTCTTTTTATAATTACAACTATATATTTCAATCATATCATTGCATTCTCCACTTCAACTTTTATTCTTTTCACATCATAATATGACGCATCATATTTTATAGTTTTTTCCTCTTCTATATCATTTATTATTTGATATAGTATTTTAGTCATTTGCTCCCATTCTACATCATTGCAAGGTGCTCTATATAAATCAAGTATTCTAAATCTAACTGTATCATAATTCTTATATTTTCTCAGAGAATCTTTTATTTTTGATATAGTAGTATTCTTTCTTTTTTTATCACTTACTTCAATAACTATTTTTTTCATACTTTAATCAAATCTCCATTCTCATCAAAACTATATTCCGCTTCTTCTGCAAAGTGTTCTTTATTATGGCAATCTAGACATAAGCTTTCTAAATTATCTATATTAAAGAATACATTATCATCTTCATAGTTTTTATCTGTTATATATTCTTTATGATGTATTATATAAACACTATTATATATTCCGCTTCTTAAAACATCTTTCACAGAACGGATTTAACATCATCTTTTGCTTTCTTAACTTCTGCCATCTTTTACTTTTATACTTTTTTGCTATTTCTGGATTATTTCTGTATGTCATATTCTATTCCTTTATAATTAAATGTAGATTAGGATTTGCACCTAATATGATATATTTTACGGCTGTAACTACACCGTCTAAGCTAACCCGACATATATCAGTACGGTCAGACTTGTGTCTACCTGTTCCACCACTACATTTCATTATTTGCTCTTCTTTGTTATTCTCTTAACTGCTTTTTCTGTCTTAACTTCTTTCTTTGCTGTTTCTACCTTTATAGGCTCTCTTACTTTTTCTACTGCTTCTACAAACTTAGCTTTATAAGAGTTGTTTCCTTTTAATACTTCATATCTTTCTCCAGATACTTCAAACTCTGTTCCTTCTTCTGGAATATAGTTTAGCTCCTTTGGATTAACTCCTAATCTTTTAAATTCTCCTGTAGCTTTTACTTTCATTTTAATTCCTCCTTAATTATTGGCTTAATATCCTCCTCGAAAACCTATACACTTTCTTTTATTCTTACGAATAAACCCTTTACACTTTGTGACTATTGTTGTATCTATCTTCATTGTTACTAACTCTAATCTCTTACAATTTTCATTAGCACAATTGCTGCAGATTTTTTCTTTGTATAATTGTTCTGTTATCATAGATTACCTCTCTATATATACTCTTTGAAATGATATATCGGCAATTCACATAGTACCGAAAGAAGGTCGATTACCTAAAAAATACTATGCTTATATATATCACTTCAAACAATATATAATTGAAGCCACACTTTTAACGATAAAGCATGGCTGAAACGCAAAGACCGAAGTCTGATTTCATATTCTACTCTCGGTAGATAAGTATTAGAACTGCTAGGTTGTTCTAAATAATATATTCTAGTCTTAAAAAGGAGATACATTACTTTCGGAATAATCAGCCAAATTTATATTAATTACCTAGCATATTAATACCAATAATAAAAGAGCTAGACTATATCTAACTCCTCGAATTTATGACAATAAAGGAAGTTTATAAGAACCTTTATACTTTCCTTTATTACTTACTAACATTTTACTACGGATTTAGTTATGCTGTCTTATGATTTCTTATGCAGAATTTATTTTTTATCTAATTCATCGAATTTGTTTAATGCCTCTCCATTTATCTTGCACATCTCATTATAGCTATAATTCATTGTACTTGCTGTTTGTTCTAATGGATTTTTCTCTGTAGCAAATACTATGTATCTTAAATATAAAGCTGTATAATATCTTTCGTTGTTCATTTCTCTAAGCTGTTTTTCTATTTCTGCTTGTTTCTTTATATCCTCATTATATATCGTTATCAGTTCTTGTGAAGCATCTATAAATTCTTCTAATACATAATTAGGTTTATTATGAGCTTTAGGCATTCCATCTAGTACATTTGTTATTTTAGTTGCTCTTGTAAAATTAGCTTCATAATCTTCTGCTTTCTTATCTACTCTCATTTTTAAAAATTTATAATTTATTAAATCTTCTCTTGTCATTTGCTCCTCCTACTTTTAGAATAGTCTTTTATTTCTCTATTTATTGCCTTTTTCCATCCAATTCCTTTATAAAATTTACATTCCTTATTTTTGCAAAACAACTCTGTAAATGCATCACAATCATTTTGAGTTTCATTGTATGCAAAACAATCTGTTCTTACATTATTCATTTGTTTACCTCTTTCACTTATTTTCTTTTTCTATCTAGTTGTTTTACTGCTCTAATTACTTTATTAAACGTATCATTTATTTGCTGGAAATTTATATCATAAGATTTTATTATTAAATCTAATGAATCTTCTACTGAATATCCTTGTCCATTATCAAATAAGTTCAGTTCTTCAATGTTTTGTATATCTATTTCATCTTCTAAAACTTTAAAATAATAATCATTATCAACTAAGCATGATGTATCAAATTCTCCTGTTGCCCATTCAAGTCTTTTGTTTGTATATTTAATAGTTGTTATTATATTATCTGCTACTTTTAAACTATGTACTTCTATTTGTGTTCCTTCTTTTATTTCTCCATCATCTATTGCTTTTATTAATTCATAGCCTTTATATGTTTTACTCATCTAATCTCCTTCTTTCTCTTATTTTATCTTGGTTTAATCTCAATGCCCTCTTTTTTTAATATTTCTTTATACTCTTCTGGATTATAACTTCCATTGCTAAAATTATCTACAGTAGCTAATAAATCTTCCATAAAGTCATCTATTCTTTTGCCACCAAATTTACATTTTTCGTTAAAATGCAATGTATAAACAATAGCAACTATAAAATTGTCTATTGATTGTAATAATTCTTTTTGCACTGTTTCTTCAAAATCCTTTTCATATTCTTGCCTAATGGTATCTTCAAATTGTAGTCCCCATTCTATTAATTTTCGTTTGTCTTTTTCTTTAGAAGCTTTTTCTAGTCTGCGTAGTTCGTTTTTATCAAATAATCTTTTTATGTTTTCTTCACTATTCACTTTGGTTCCCTTTCTCTAATAGTTCTGGATTATCCCATTCGTTTCCGTATTACTTTTAATTTGTAAATGTTTATTTCACATTCATATAAAGCTAGTAATGTTTGTCCTACTTTTATAAAAAAACAACCATTTTTATATATCACTATTCCTTTTTCATATACACAAGGTCTTGTTACTTCTATCAAATCAAATTCATATATATCTTTTCCATTTTTATCTTTTAGTCCGTGTGTATTGCCCTACTGTTTCTTTATCTACTAAAATTTGTCCGTAATATGGTATATCAATCCAATATCGTTCTGCATCAAATACTATTCCACCGTGTATCCATTTTCCTTTTAGAATTATTGGTTTTTTATCATTCGGAAAGTTTTCTGCTGTTTTTCCTCTAAATTTTATTTCCCTCATATTTCTCCTCCCCATTTTCTACCCTTGTAATTACTCTATGAGCCTTAACAAATTTATCACAATCAGTTATATTTTCACTTGCATATTTACAGTTTAAAAAATATCCACAATTTATACATACTTTTCTAGCCATGTTTTGCTCCTTTTTCTTTATATAAATTACTTTCTTCTAATTCCCATTCAAATTCTGTAAAATCATCATCTAATGTTTTTATTCTATTTAGTAAATCTACTTCTGTTATAGGTTGAAAACCATCTTCATTCTTATAATAATATTGAAAAGGAAATTCATTATTTAATATACTATTTATTAATTCTTCTAGCATTTGTTTAAGTGTTATATGTTCCATTTTTTCTTCCTCCTTTAAGTATCTTTTTAAAAAACTTTTCCTGATATTCTTTAACATTTTTCTGTCTTATAGCTTCTTTCATTTCTATTGCAAATCTTTTAATATTTGGTTCCATACTCTCTCCTCTCTTACCAGAAACTTTTTCTGGTATTTTTATAATACTGGAAGAATTATTGATTTTGGTCTTGTATTATATCTGATAAATCTAATATTACTTGCTTCATTGTTTGTCCTTCATATTTGTATGCTCTATCATCTATGTATAATTGTGCTGGTAACTTTCTATTAGTTACTCCTATATATTTTAAATCTTTCCAAAATGTTTCATTGTCATTTACTCTAACAGCATCACACCAAAAGCCTTGCTTATTCCACCAACTAATTATTTGTGCTGGTTCTCTTGTTGAACATATAAATATTGGTATTCTTGATTTCTGCATAAAGCACATAAAATTTATAATTTCTTTGTTATATTCATCATATATACTTCCATCTTGCCAGCCTTTACTGTATTTATGAATTACTCCGTCAAAGTCAAAACATACTGCATGTCCTGGTTTTAATTTTAAATCTAATTTTGTTACTTCTATATTATCCATTCTGTTTTTCCTCCAATTCTTTTAATGCATCATTAAATATTTCCATCATTTGATTTATGCTATTTCTCATAAATTCTCTATCTTGTTTCTTCTTAAAGTCTATAAATTTAAATAGCATACATGATTTCATATCTCCAAAATAATTGCATTCTCTTGAAAGCATTTGTCGAACTATTTCTGCGTTTTCATATTTCTTTTTTCTAAGCATTGTCTTTCTTCTCTCCTTCTACTACTTTTCTTGTATAGCCTAACTCGTCTTTTAGTCTGTTTATTTCTCTATCTCTCTTTTCTAGTTCTACTTGTAATTTATCTATTTTATTAATATCATTTTCTCGTTCTTCTTTAAGTGCTTCAATATCAAATTCTTTTGCATCTATTTCTGCTTTTTGGGTTTCGATTAGGTTTAAGACTGTTTCTAGTGCTTGTTTGTCTAGCAAAAATAAATCATCATATTCTCCATGCTTTGCTATTCCTACATCGCAAGTATGTATTAAGTCATGTATTCTTTCTATTGCTTTTTCTTCTTTCAATTATTTACCCTCCTCCATTTATTTCTTTTATTATATTTTAAAAGCGTTTTAATAGTATTTATTCTAAAGCTATCTATCTTTTTATTTAGTTTACTTAAATTAATAATTCTATTTTTATCAAATATATATGCTAAAAATTCTTGCAATTTCTCAAATATAATTATAAAAATTTCAAGAAAATTACTAAGTATAATTGCTACCCCTCTTAAAATCAAATAAGGTAAGTTTATAATAATTTCTAAAATATAAAAAAATTCATATAGTATAACTGTTTTTATTCCTACTATTTTTATACATTCCTTATATTTCAATTATTTACCCTCCTATTCTACCCAGCCAAGCTCTTTTACTTTAGCATTTATGGCTTGGAGTTCTTGCATAGATACTTCAAATGGTCTTATTTTAGGAAAATTATAATCTCCTTGCTTATATTCAGTTATAAATCGTTTGTTAGGAAGTATAAAAGTAATCATAAATAAATCTTTCATATACATTTCACAATCATCACTTGTATATTTCTTATAACCTTGTTTTCTAAACATTTCATCAGCTTTACTCATATATCTTAATTCCTTTCTTCTTTTATTAAAGCTTCAATTTCTTTACTATACTTATCAAATATTTTAGAGTTTTCATTTTCATATTTATTTTCTATATCTTTTGCTTTTCTATAACAAGAAAAACAAACTTCATATCTTTTTAGTCCTAAATTAAAATTAGTAAACTGATTTTCTTTAATAGTTTCTTTGCAAAAATCACATTTATAAATTACTTCTTTCATATATTAATTCCTTTCTTCTCCTTCAGCTTTTATCCATTCTAAAGTTTCTAATTTAGATTGCAAACGATTTATTTGTCTCCAATAACTTTTCTTATAAACCCCTTCTGGTGTATTCCTATATTGTTCTTCCCAATAACTTAATTGTTGATGACAAATAGTAATTTCTGTTTCTATCTTTTCTGCTTCAATTAATATTTTATCCATTTTTAATTCCTTTCTTCTAATAGTTCTTCAAGTTTATTTATATACCACCAACCTTCATCAGTATTATTGTCATCTATTTCTTTTAATAGCCCATTTATTTTATCTTTCCACTTCTTTTCTCCATCATAAAAGCCATTCATATATACTGTTGTTAAATCTGCATTTTCTAATTCTTTATTCTTCTGTTTTTCTTTTTGGTATAGGTCTAATATTCCGTTCTAATGTTTCTATATCTTCTTTAAAATCATTGTTCGATAAACCACATTCATTTGCTTTTTGTGTATGATATAGCATTTTCCTTAATTTATCTAAAATTTCTTCTTCACTCATAACTATTTATCTCCTTTCAATAAAATTGGACAAGGTACATCAAAATCCCATTTACTTTCTTTCCCACATTTAGAACATTTAAAATATACATAATCTGTATCTTTTACCAAACTATTGCTACTAATTAATTCATTTCCACAATCACAATAACAAAAACAACTTTGTCCTTTTTTTAACTGCTTTTCTTCAAATTTTTGTTTATTTGTTTTCTTTTTAAATAAAAACATATCTATTTATCTCCTTTATACAATAAAATCTTTTTGTCCTCTACAATATTTATTCCAATTTACGATTGCTTTGCCCCAACTTTTATTATAGAAAACTGTCATATTACCACAGCAACAATTCATACATGCAACCATATACTGTCCAGTTAAAGCATCTGTTCCTAATGTAGCTTCTCCGCCACAATGAGGGCAATTATCCATTTGCTCTTTCCACCACCAATAGCTTTCATTTGCTCTACTCATACCTATTTATCTCCTTCTTGTAAAAGTTCTTTGATTTTGAATTGTAATAAATCTACATTGTCTATTTCTCTTAATTCTCTTACTTTTGATTTTAGAATGTAATCTTCATGTATATATTTTATTTCTATTGCATTTGTTAATTTATGATGTAATTCTCTTATATACTCTTTATCATCATGTAAATCTTCTTCTAGTTCCCTATTTCTATCAATAATTTCATTAATCTTATTAAACAATTTCAATCCTTCTTCACTTAAATTAGATGGATTTACTTTCGTTAGTTCTTCTATTAGGCTTTCCATTTTTGTTCCTTTCTAAAGTGCAATTCTAAAGTGTAATATTTGCACTTTAATTTTTTAGTAGTTCTTGTAAAACACTTCTTCTAATTTCAATATTCATTAACTGATAACTTATATTAGCATCAGAATATTCTTCTCTTTCTTCATCACTTATACTATTTTGTAGTTCTTGTTCTTCTTTATCTAGTTTTTTTAGTAATTCTTCTATCTTTGCATAAAAACAACCTTCACCTCCCATCTTTTCTTCTCTACAAGTTAATTGTTCTTTACCAGTACATCTCATCTTTATCACTCTTTTCCTTTTTTATTTTTTGTTCTTCTTCTTCATTTAATATCCTTGAAGCAAAATCTCCTAATACTTCATATTCCTGTTTTAATTTATTTATTTTTTCTTGGTATTCTTTTACCTCTGCTTCTATTTCTTTTCTTCTTACTAAACATGTATTAACTTTTTCTTTATTATCCATAGGTTCCTCCTCGTTTTCTTCTTTAATTTCTTCTAACACTGTATGAGCTTTTTCAGCAAAAGTTAGTGATTTTAAATATTCCCTTGCTTCTTCTTTAGAGATGTCTCTTCTTAGCACCTGCTTTTTATCTGTCATATAATAAATATTAAATTTCATCTTTCCTCCTCATCTCTATCCCTACTTACCTGTCTTACCCTTAGTAGATGCTCTTCGCCTTCTCTAATACTATCTATAAAGCTATCTAATTCATTTTCACTTAAATTCTTCTTCTCAATTCTTTTATCTTTCGTTTCATAATACACATCAAATCTTTTCATTGTTCCTCCTAAATTCCTAATATTGAATATGCTAGCAGTCTCCACCATTTTTCTTCTTCATTTAAATCGCAGTCTTTTGTATGGCTTCTAAACAATCCTAACCTATATAGTCTGTTATGTGCTTTCCATTCTCTTAGCCAACTATCTAAGCTTCTTTTGCTTTCGTAACCTGTCTTAAACATAAACCAAAATAATATGTCTGCCATTTCTTTTTCTTTTACTTTATATGAGTCTATTATTCTTACATTAGTTTTATCATATTGTATTTTTACTCCTTTTATCTTTATCTCGTTCATAGTTCCTCCTACTTAATAATCCTTAGTTCTAATTCTGGGTACATCTTTTCAAATAGTTTATGTTTTATCTTAAATACATCAGTCTGTATCCCTTTAACATCTTCTACAATTACCTTTCCTTTTTCTTCATACATAAAATCTGCTATGTACTCTATCTTTCTATATGTCTTTCCATTTTTCTTGAAACTGTCTTGCAATGTAAATCTTGGTTGCAATTCCAAATTTGTTATTTCTCCAGCTTTTTCTAGTAAAGCTAGCTCTTTGTATCTTTTGCTTTCGGCTATACTATCGAATACATACATATCTACTTGTATTTTTTTATTTCTATATTTGTTCATCTTTTGCCTCCAACATATTTGACTATTCCTATTACTATAAGTTTCAATATTCTAGCTCTATTTACATTGTCAAAACTTAAAAACTGGTCTTTTGTTATCTCTAACATAATTCAAACCCTCCTAAAATTTCTTCCGTTGTTACATTCTGCTTGTCCATTATTTTATCTAGCAATCTATCTATTTCTGCTTTTAGTTCCATTACTTTATTTATGTATTTATCAAATTGTTCTGGATTGTCTGTTATATAGTTACAACCGTTGTAATATCTATTTAAAGTGTTATTATATTTCCATTTTAATTGATATATATCTTCTACCATGGCAATTCCTCCTGTACTTTACTTTTATGTATTTCTTTTTCATACATTTCACTGGTCATTTTAGTAGCTTCTGTGTATGTTTTAAATTCTTTATTATACTTTAAGCCTATCAAACCGCATCTTTCTCCTTTGGTTTTTAAAATCTCTAAAACAGTATCTACTTCGTTTAAATTGTACTTTTCTTCTAGTATCTCCGCTTCTAGTTTTTCATAATCTTTTATGACTTTCTTTACATTATCCATTCTTAAAATTGAAATAATATTATATGCTTTGTTTACTATATTGCTACTTCCTGCTATATCATACAATGTTAATCTCGTTTGAAATCTTTCCGTTTTTCTAGGGTGCGCTACTAAATGTATATGAACTTTTTTATTCACCGCAAATGTTCTTAATTTTTCCATAATTTCAGTTTGTTCTTGAAATATATTGTCATTATTCATTTCTATTTGCATGAAATTATCTAAAAAAAATACTCTAATTTTCTCTGTTCTTCTTAATTCTTCCATTGCATAAAGCAATGTATTTATGTCTTTTTTAGTTTCATTATTGTATATAAAAATCTTATTCCCATATTTCTTGTCTAGTTCTATTGCTTTTGCTTGTGTTATAAAAGTGTCAAATACACAACTATTTCTATATTGAATGCTTACTAAATCTTTTCTCTCTGCTGATTGTATATATAAATTGTTTTTAAAATCTTCTTTTGTCTGCTCTCCATTAAAGAAGAATATTCGTTCTCCTTGGTCTATTGTTCTTTTTGCAAGCATTGTCATTACTGTTGTTTTGCCTGCGTTCGTAAAGCCTGTCCATATTGTTATACAACCCATCTCAAAACCTTTTGTGCAGTAATCTAGGTTTCTAATACCAGATAAAACTCTAATTTTAGAAACATTAGAATATTTATAATCATCTAGTCTATAAAATAGTTCCGGTGTGGGTTGCTTTCCTAATATCTTTGCCTTTTCTTCATTCGTCATATTATCGCCTCCTAATGGCTCAATAAATATAATTTTTCTTTTGTTTCTTCATTTGCTATATATAAATTTTCAAAATAATATTCTAATTTAACTTGTTCATCATACAGAATTTTAAGCACTTCTAAATTTGCTTTTTTTTCAAATATATCTAAACATTTTCGGTTCACTATCATTTCATCACATACTTTTTGAATTTCTTCGTTGAACCACTGCTCTATAATTTGCTTAATCTGTTTTTCTTCCTGTCTTTTTTGTTTTAGTAATTTTATAGTTTCTTTATTTTGGTATTCGTTTTCTAAATAATTGATATTAAAATCATTACATAATATTTCTAATGCTTGATATGCTGTAGTATTAAAGTATTTTTGAACAAAACTAATAATGTCATAATGTGTACTGTCTCCGAAATCATGTATTCCCTTTTCTGATACGCAAAAGCTTGCTGTTTTTTCTTTTCTAAATGGACTTTTATACCAATTACCAACATGAGTGCATTTTTCTGGTATACCCAAATACTTCTGTACCACTTCTTTGTTTTTTAATATATTTTTAATTTCTTTGTATTTATTCATTGTTTTCCTCCACATAATCAAGAATTGCTTTATTGAAAAAGGTATCTCCGTATTTAATATATTGTTCTTCTACACTGTTTTTTTCACATTCTTTAGTATATTTCAAAACAGCATAATAAATTTGTTTATCTGATATTTTTCTAGTAACTTGGTTTATTTTTCTTCCTTTAACCCATTGTAAATAATATTCTATCGCTTTTGCCTTTCCTTTTTTGCGAGGATATATTTCCCATATTTTTTCAAAGTGTTCGAGCAAAATTTTTTGCTCATTATTATTTATATTATTATTTATATTATTATCTAGGACGTTTTTGTCACTAGGTCCGACCATTTTTGTCACTAGGGGTAGGGACATTTTTGTCACTAGGTTGATTTTCAGGGTATGGTGGTTTACGAACTCTTAATATTCTTTTTTCTATTTCCTTGCTATTTTCTTTATATATTATTTTTGATGTTACCCAACCTTTTTTTACTAAACTCTGTATCATTCGCTTAATTTGACGTTCTGATAATCCCATAAAGTTTGCAAAGTATTTATTACTAGCATAACATCCATTATCATTGTCCAGACTATCAATTTCTGGTATTAGACTTTTCTCTTGTAATGTTAACTCTTTACTTAACCATACCTCTTTTGGTATCCATATTCCCTTAAATGCCCTATCCATTTTTTTCTCCTCTGTTTTTTATTTTCTTGCATTTCGCTCTGCATAAACTTCATCTATAAATTCATTACTTTCTTTAATTCTATATCTTAATAATTTTGAAATTGTATATGTTATTTTTTGGGCTACTCTAAATTTATCTCTTAATTCATAGTCATCATACTTCGTATCATTAAATACAAAACATTCGTCTATCATTAAATCAACCAGCCCACAAACATCTTCAACTTCGCAATTCATAGTCTCTAGCTGCGTTAAAGTATCCTTTTCTTTGCTTTCCATATTTTCTTTATTTATTTTTTCCAGCTCCTCTTTAGTAGGTAGTTTTGCATCACTTTTAAATTGCATATTTTGAATTATTGAGTCATCTGATAATATTACTCCCTTTATAAAACTATTTTTCCAGCCCATTCTTATCTCCTTAATTCCGTTTTCTTCTATCATCTAAAAGCCCTCCTTTACAAAGTAAATTGTTATTACTGCTATACTTGCATAAACTACTTTCATTATCATATCTATTGTTATTAAATTTGCTAGTGTTTCTACTGCAAACATTATTCCTATTAACATTGCTATTGCAATTATTGTGATTATTAATTTTCTTAACATAAAAATACCTCCTCATCATTAGCCATACAACTATTGACAAGAAGGTCTAAAATCGCGTATAATAAAGATACACGACTAATAGACTTTTGTCTAATAGTTGTTTGTGGCTACATAAAACTGAACAATGTTTACCAGACGCGTACAGTTTTATGTAGTGCTTTTTTATTTATAGCACTTTTATTTAATTATCTTTTTCAATTATTATTCTTCCATTTTCTTCATCTAATTTAATCTTAAAGTCTCTTTTTTCTGGAGTAATTCCAATCGCTCTAAGCCACGTTATTGGGAGTGTGGCTTTAGCATTAATTGAACCACTGCCACTTTTAAAAAAATTCATTTTCAATTTTCTTTCCTCCATAAATATAGCCTCCTTCATTTGACAAACTGTTATATAAATGATACAATTTGTCAATGAAGGTGAGAGAAGGCTTTTAGAAGCCTCTCTCGATTAAACCTTGGTAGATTAGTTTTAATTGATTTCGGTTATTTTCTAATCTACTCTTTGCTAGTCGGTTAGCTTTGCGGGCACCGGCTAGTTTTTTTATTAGTTTAATCATATCTGCCACCTCCCTTCCGTTGACAGTATGTTATCATATATATAACAGTATGTCAATACTTTTTTTTAAATTTTTTAAATATTTTTGTATTTCTTAAAAGCATTGGTATTACTGCATTTTGCCTGATAAACTTGGTATTTTTATTAAGTTTTCAATGTACTAATTTTTATAAATAATTTTTACCGAAACACTTGCAAAAAGTTCTCCGATTTGTAATGCTTTTCGAATGCTTTTTGAGAAACTTTATGCATTTTTTCTTGTAAAGTTTTATCATTTGTCACTATTTTGTGACATTTTCTACAAATTGGTATTACTAATCCATACTTCATACTAACTTGTCTATTTTTGCCCTCTATAACTTCGTGCCAGTCTTCTTTTTTATTGCTTTTGCATATATAACAAACGTCTACTTTCTTTGTTATTATGCTGAATCTGTTCTTCTCTAGCTTTGCCAACTTACTGCTTTTCTTTTTTATCACGTTTTTCGAACCACTTTTTGCAGGTTCTTTCACATTTTTCTGACCACTTTTTGGAACTGGATTAAATGAATTACTTAAATCCTTAACTATCATTTACCCCACTCCTCTTTTAATCTACTTATCTCGGCTGGAGTAAGTGTTTCTATCCCTAATTGCTTTGCTTCTTGAACTATACCGTCTATAAGTATCGACATTTGCTTTGTATTCATTTCTGATGAGCCCATATATATTTTATAGTGTTGAAACTTTTTGCCGTTTAAAATCGATTCTCCAGCTTCTGAGTAGTATTTAAAATATTTGCTAACATCTATTTCTGCTAATACACTTACCATTTGACTTTGTCCATATGCTTTTAGCATTTCTAAATAGACTTCTTCTTTGCTTAATCTCAATACATTTGCTATTTCTGTGATAAGTTTCCAAGCATAATTATTAGAGTTTAAGCTTCGTTTTTCTTTGTATTCTTTAACTTCATATTTCTTTGTTTTGTCCTGATTAAATAAGTACTGTATTATTTCTTCTATTGTGCCTACCATTTGACCACCTACTTGCCTGCTATCTTTTGAAATTCGCGTACTATTGGCATATAATCTTGATTTTTTATTTCTGCTGTACTTTGATAACCGTATTTTTGCAATATTTCATAAACCGTATCATCTCCTATGTTGTTGTGCTCTATTGCCATCTCTATTCCTGCCTTTAGCTTTTCACTAATAGGCTTTTTTTGTTCTGTATCTACTTCTTTTGCTATCTTGCTATCTGTTTCTGCAGAAGATATTTTGTCCGGATCTTCTCCCGTTGGTATAGCAAATGTTCTTAATAACATATACTTATATGCGTATGTCATTGCTTTTCCTACTGCTTTATCTTGTGTATCTACTCCTGAACCATTACTCTCTACTTCTATGTAATCATCTTTATCTTCTATGTTTTGAATACGGTATCTTGTATGTACATCTGCTCTTTGATTTACTGACTTTTCTGTTCTAATTAGCTCTGTTACTGTGCTTTCTTGCATAACTGGTAATATAACTATCCCTTGTTTGACTAATTCTTTTCTTACTGCCGTTGTAACCTTTTCTTCTGATATTGCCTTATATTTTGTTGTTCCAAATTCTACTTTGTCATCTTTGGTAAGATATTCAATGCTTGTCATTACATTATTAATTTTCTGATATATATTTTCCATCTAGAATTGACTCCTTTCGTATTGATATTCCATTTCTCTTTCTTCTCTGTCATACTCTTCTCGTAAGCCTTTTGATACTTCTTCTAATTCGTTCTCTGCTTGCCACTTGATTTCTCTTAATTGGTCTATGTAGTCTCTATCTGTTATCTCATCTATAAGTGAATCTAGTGAAGTGATAATATTATCTAGTTCATCATATCTATCTTGTAAATCCATTTGACATTCCTTTCCCTTTCGTGGTATAATAAACACGAAAGAACTTATATAATTTCTTTTGTTTTTAGAAGTTAGTTTCTGATTTGCCGTTTGTAACTAGCTTCTTTTTTTGTGCTGATAAATTGTTAAATAAAAATTCAACATTGTTTTCTAAGTCTGTTATTCTGTTTTTTTGTCTTAAATTAGTTTTCATTTGATTTTCTATAAACTTGTCTCTATTTTTTCTTAGCTTTATTTGAGTTGCTAGGTCTTCTTGTAGTTCGTTTATTCTATTTGTTGCAACCAATGACATTAGCAAAACTCCTGATGTTCCTCCAACAAGTACTCCTATAAAAAATGCTCCCATTCTTATTCCTCCTTCCTAATTAAATTTATTTATCTAGCCATAAAACCTAGAAAAATACCTACATAAAATCCTACTACAGCTATTGTTTCAAGTGTCTCTATAATCCCTTTTCTGTATGCTTGTTTTTCTTTTTTACTCATTTGTAATCATCTCCTTTTCTAATATTGTTCTTGCTATTTCTTTAAGAACTATTTGCTTGTCCTCTTCGTTTAGCCCTAAATCATATAAAAGAACTGCTCTTTTATCTGCTAATTGTTTTACTCCAACACCTTTTATTCTTGGAAATCCTTTTGCATTAAATATCTTTCTTGCTTTACTCTCTCCACAACCTCTCCAGTCTGCATAGTCAAAAGGTGTTATTGTATCCGGCAAATCCTGATATGTTATAGTTGATTTCTTCTCTTTCATCTAGACCACCTCTTTAAGAAATTTGTTTACAAAATATACTTGTCCTTTTCCAGATACTTTTGGTGTTTTATTTACTGTAATATGCCCATCGCTGTGCGTTATACTTGTTTCTTTTATTTCAAATAGTCCTAGTTCCATACTTCTTTGAGTTGGCATATTATAATCAGTTCCTTTTCTGCTTATTAAATATCCTTCTTGTCTTAATCTTTCAAATAATCTGTTTTGTCCTATGTCATATCCATTTTGCTTTAATATCTTAGCTAACTCACCTATTAAGATAGTAGTCTTACTTGTTTCTACAGAATTAGCAAATAGTACTTTTGGTTTTTGTTCTTCTAATTGCTTTTCTCTTTCTTCAAGTTTTCTAGTTGCTACTAATAGTGCTTTTTGAATTAGTTCCTCCTCGCTTAAGGTTTCTTGTCCTACTATATAGCCTCCATTTTTTCTTATACTTGGTAATACTTCATTTGTTACCCATTCTGTAAATTGCTCAGCCTCTGGCTTTCTACTTTGGAATATAACTCTATATAAGTTGCTTTCGTTTATGAATGTTGCTTGTTGTTTTCTTCCTAAGTTGTCGATGATGTCGGTAGTAACGACCCCATCTTGATTTAATCTTGTTTTACAATCTCTTGGATTTTTAATTTCTAATATTCTACATACATCTGCTAAACATATATATGGAATATTATTAATTTCTTTTGTTCTCATTTCTCCAAATTCTTTGCTTTTAAATATTTGTAAATTATTCATTTTCTTTTACCTCCCTTTGTTTGCTAATTGTGAACTTTTAAGTTAAAAAAATTTCATCGGTATCTGCCATTGGAAAACATTGTTTGAAGTCTTTTATTTTTTGTATGCTTGGATTTTTTGCTCCACACTCTATTTGCTTATAAAAAGATAGCGTTATTCCCCATGTTTTAGCCATCTCTTCTTGTGTCATATTTATTGAAAGTCTATATTTTTTTAGTTTTTCTCTTGCCATTATTTGACCTCCTTTCTCTAAGTTCACTCATAGTATAATACGCTTTAAGTGAACTGTCAATACTTTTTCTAAAACTTTTTTAAAATTTTTTAAAAAATCCCTAAACCCCTTGTCTCTCTAAGTAAACTTTTTTTGTGTTTTTCTTGCATAGTACACTCTTAGTGTGCTATAATATATTTATATAATAGTTGGAGGACATACTTATGAATAGAATAAAAATGTTAAGAGAAGAAAAGGGAATGACTCAGCAAGAATTAGCTGATAAAATAGGTGGAGCTAAAAGTACTATTGCAATGTATGAAAAAGGTGATAGAAAGCCAAGTCTAGAAGTTCTTGTAAAATTGTCTCAAATATTTGATTGTACTATGGATTATTTAATGGGAAAAAGTGAAATGAGAAATAGAGTAGAGCTAGATGTACCTAAGATGTTGCTAGGATATAAAGACTATATTAAACAATCCAATATGCCATATTTAGATTATAATATACTAACTGATGATGAAAAAAATATATTATTTGAAATGTTTACTGATTTTGCCAGTAAAGTGAATGGCAAAGTAAATGTAAATCCACTTTCCTATTACAAAAATCAAGTTTCAGATGATTTTCATTGGAAAAATATTTTAGGTATTTATCTAATTTATACAAAGTATGTTTATGATGCTTTTTCAGAGATTAATGAAAAAATCTCAAGCACATCTATTTTTGATGACGAGAATATTAGTGATAAAATATATCAAGAAAATTCTAAAATATATATGTGCCCTGTTTACGGACAAATAAGTGCAGGTGTCCCTAACTGGGCAGAAGAATGTATAGAGGGCAGACTCCCTATTGACCCTTCGCTAATGGACATAGTAGACCCAGAAGAATGCTTTTTTCTTCGTGTTAATGGAGAAAGTATGAATAAAGTTATTCAAAATGGTGCTTATGCTCTTATTCGCAAAACTGACTGGGTAGAGAATGGAGAAATTGCAGTAGTCCTAGTAAATGGCTTTGATGCTACTCTTAAGAAATTTAATAAGCAAGGCGACTTAATTGTTCTAGAGCCTATGTCTGATGATAGTAGCTTCCAAGTACAAGTATATGATAAAAATACATCTATTAAAGTCATAGGTAAATATATAGGGAAATTTGAAATGAAATAAATCACTAAAGATAAGTAGAAATACTTATCTTGTTTTATAGGAGGAGTTATGGCTAAACGTGGAAACGGAGAAGGTACAATATATTATTCTGAAAAACTAAATAAATGGGTTGGACAATTTACTGTTGGAAGAAAAGCAAACGGTAAATTAAATAGACAGTCTGTATATGGGAATACTCGTAAGGAAGTCAAAGAAAAGATTACCCAGAAACTTGCAGAAGTACAAAATAAGACTTTTATAGATAAAAATGATATTACTATTGAAATGTTAGGGCAACAAATTATTGATAATAAATTTAATGCAAATATAATTACTGAATCAACATACAGTAGAGCTATGGGAACTTTTAATCACATAAAGAATAGTGATATTGCTGATATAGAAATACAAAAAATTTCTTCTATGGACTTGCAGGATTTTATTAATGGTAAAAAAGAATTATCAAACTCATACATAAACAAAATATATCAGATGCTAAATAACATATTTACAGAAGCAATTAAGAGAGATATTATTGTAAAAAATCCACTTATAAATGTTATTAAACCGAAATCAGATAGACAAGACAAAGAAGTGGAAGCTTTAACTATAGAAGAGCAGAAAGCATTTGTAAAACAATTAGAAAATGAGCAATATAAAAATATATTTTTAATAGCATTACATACAGGAATGAGAATTGGAGAAATTCTAGCTCTGCAACCAGAAGACATTGACTTTAAAAATAAAACAATAAATATAGATAATACTTTAACTAAAAATAAGTTAGGCAAAATTAAAGTTGGACAAACAACAAAAACATATAATTCAAATCGTCAAATTCCTATTACATCTATTTTAGAGCCTATTTTAAGGGACAGTATTGCAAACTATATTCCTAACAAAAATAATCTCTTATTCTGTCATTCTAACGGAGGTGTTATAGCACATAATACAATAAACACTCAATTTAAAAAGATATGTAAAAATGCAGATATAAAAGTTATAACTGTAAAAAAGAAAAAAGGTAAAGACTTAAATGGAAAAGATATTATTGTTAATTTAAAAACAAGTACTGTTAATACTCATATGCTAAGACATACTTACGCAACACGTTGTATTGAAGCTGGAGTGCCCGCTCCTGTTCTTCAAAAATTATTAGGGCATAAAGATATTTCTATTACTTTAAATACTTATACTACTGTTTTTAATAAGTTTAAAGAAGATGCATTAAACAATTACATTAAATATATAGAAAATATCTAGTTGCATTAAAATTGCATTATTTTGATAAATAAAAAACTCTGTATTCTATATTTTTCAATAGATACAGAGTTTTCTTAAAATGGTCGAGGTGGACTACAAGCAACTTTTTATATTTTCTCTTTGTTTTTTATAATTTCTTATAATCTACTATTTTCAATGCTTTTAGAGGTTCTTAACATACCCCACTTTTTATAGTTTCTCATTTTTTTTTATAACTTTTCTTTGGCGTTGCATTAAAAATTGCATTAAAATCTTTAAATCTTTTGACTAAAATAATCATTACTTTTCCACATTTTGTTCTTAACATGTTGACAATAAAAAAGAGCCCGAAGGCTCAATGTCATATGACGAATAAAGGATATATTTACTATATAGTAAATATTTATATTTGTCAACCTCTAATTTCATCATTTAGTTTGCTAAAGTTTTTCCCACTTAATCTAGTTAAACTTTTAGCTGACAAATAACCATATTCTTTCGCTATTCTATTCCATTCTTTTACTGATAACTTGCAGTCATATTCCTTTAGTGCTTGTATGCTTCTTTCGTAATCGTTCATAACAACCACCTCTATTACAGTATAGCAGGTTTTATGTGGATTGTATCGTGAAATTTGTCGAATGAAAAAGAGCAGTACAACTTAATGCACTGCTCTTTGCTTTAAAATAATTTATTCCATGTTAGAGGTCCTACAATTCCGTCTTGGCTTAAGCCATTATCTTTCTGGAATCTCTTTACTGCTTCTAATGTTCCATTTCCAAATATGGAATCTGCTCCACAATTGCCACAAGAATATCCTATGTCAATTAATCTTGTTTGTACTTTTCTTACATCCTCACTTTGTTGTCCTTTTTTGATTAGATATCCTGGATAAAGAGCTTTTATCTCTGGTCTTGAAAAATCACTGTTTAAAACTCCCCAAGTGTATTTTCCTATAATTCCATCTTGAGCAAGTCCAGAATCTTTTTGTAATTGTTTTACTGCTTGTTCTGTTTCATTCCCAAAAGAACCATCTACACCAAATTTAGGAAGCTTATAACCTTTTTGTATTAATTTTTCTTGTGCTAGACGAACGAGGTTGCCCGTAGAGCCTTTTTTAATTAATGAATATGTAATTTGTTGTTCTTGATTGTTTTGTCCTTGATTTGCTTCTTGTATCTCTTTATATTTTGGTCTAGCATAGCCTTTTATGTATTTACTTGTTTTTAAGTATGTTTTCTTTGCTACTTGTCCACCATTTACTATTAGCTCTGCTTTATTAGATGTATTTCCTTCTATTGTGTATATTCTTTCATTGTCTACTTTTTCTATAATTCCTATGTGATCACAATTCCCAAAGAAAACTAAGTCGCCTCTTTGTGGTTCGATTACTATTTGTCCTGCAGATTTAAACCAGTTCCAGTCTTGAGTGCATCCTGCAGACCAACCAATCAATAGTTCTCTTGCTCTTTCTAGCCCTAATGTTTTATAGAATAACCAGTCAATGAATACATTGCACCAGGCATAACCTTGTTTTGGTCCATTATAAACCTTTAACGCATCCATCTCTTCTGCATACATAGTATAGTTTTTATCTCCAGCATTTGCTGTTTTTTCTCCTAGTTGCTCTCTGCTCGCTTTTTCTAAGTAGCCTACTTCTTGATTTGCTAGTTCTAGGATTTTATCTATTTCTTGCATAACTATTTTTCCTCCTTATTATAAGTTGCAGTCGATAACCCAATTATTGCTCCTATAAATACTCCTAGAGCATTAATGGTAACTACTACTTGTTCTACATAAGGAAGCTCCCAAGTCTTACCTACTATTCCATAAAAAGTAGCTAATGCTGGTAGCAACAACAAAGCTACCCATTTTAAAACATCATAAACTTTGTTATTTAATTTCATAATATACCTCCTAATCATGAGATTTTTTTATAATATATTCTTCTATGTCCTTTATGCCTTGAGAGACAGGACCATTACAGCCCTGTTCCTTTAATCCTTTTAGACACGCAAGTTGCCCTTTAAGTAAAATTAGTCTTTCCTCTTTACTATCTTGTACTTCACTTTTGAGACGCTCCATTTCGTCTTTTAATAATTCTATTTCATGTGAGTTATTATCAATTTTGTCTAAAGCAACTTTCTTTATAAATTTATAAATACTAAAAAAGAAGCCTGCTAGAATTGATAAAGTTCCAACAGCTCCTGCTATTTGACCAATTGTAATATTCTCCATTACTCTTCCTCGCTTTCTGAGGTCTCCTCTATCTGTTCAGTACTGTCCACTTCTGTATCAAGCTGTTCAGGTTCTACTGGCTCTTCTTTTTTATATGCTTCTTCTATTTCCATTAAGTCTTCTTCTGTTAATACTCTTTTAGAATACCAATTTAAAGCATACTCTCTTACTTCCCATTCAGGTACAGATGAAGTTGCTATCATTTTTCTTATTGTTTTCATTACAAAATTTCTTAAAAATTCATTCATTTTATATTCCTCCTTGTGCAACTATTGCGTTGCTTAAATTATCTATTATCGTTTCAAGGTCTTTCCTATATGTAACATCTAAATTAGCTTCACTTGTTATGTGTGTTGTGCCTTTGTAACTAATTAGCTTGTCTATTTGTGCTTTTGCTGTTTTTTGGGCTTCTGTAAATGAGATTTCGATTGGCGTTTCTAGTTCATATTCGACTATTACTGGTGTTCCGTTAGCGTATTGTTCAGCTAGCCAAGCTTTAAATTCTAAAACAGTCAAAGCTCCATCATAATATATATAAATATTTTTAATTCCACCATAAGAGAAAGTAATTCCATTTGTACTTGTAAGAGCTTGTACTTTAAAATGTGAGCATAATCCCTCGTTCAAATTTAATTTTAAATCGTTTACAGTAATGTAAAATCTTGATACAATTGTCATTTTCCAATTTTCAGTACCATCAAAAACTATCGTCTTTCTCTTCTGCACTATCTTATCGCTAATAACATCTGTTAAATGTAGTCTTTGTCCTTCTTCTAGTGGGAAGATGGCTGTTTGTTCTTCGTGTTCAATAAAGTCTGTAGTAGTTGAACCTTGTTCTAGCATAGGATATACAGTTAAATCATAATTTGTTCCTTCTGTTACAAACAATAACATTCGTATTTTAACATATTTTTCTGTTAAAGTTTTAGTTGTTGATTTAGTACCACTTGAAATAGTTATATTTTCTCCTTGTGTGCCATCTTCTAATATACCAAATAATCTTAAATTTACTGGTAAGCTTTCTTTAATCGAAAATGTATAAGTGCCTGGTAGTAAATTTATTGGCTCATCATAGTAAATATAAGCATAAGTTCTTGTTGTTGTTCCTGTAACTTTCAACCCACCATCACTTAATTTTGTAGTTGTTAAACCTCTATCGCTAAAAATATCAGTACCAAGTTTTAGTATATTCTTATTCTCTACCTTAACCTCTACATTACCTGTTACATTTTGAATAGGACATTCGTAGTCTGGGTTTGGGGCTGGTTGTGCGCCTGTGTATGGTTCGTAGCTATCTGTTGTACTGCTATCTCTTAACATTATTTCATCGTAAGTGCAAGTTGATAAGTCTGCTGAACTTGCAGAAGGTCTATATAATTGAATATATACATTTTCTGCTTCTTTAATTGCATTTATTTGTTCTTCAGTTAAAGTTATTGAAACATTAAACTTTTGATTTGCTACCATGTTAAATGTCGCTAAAGTATAAGTAACGTTTCCAAATTTTAAATATACAGTCATATTGTTGACAGAAACATTAGTTATACCACTTATAATCATTGATGACACAACTTTTTTCTCATTTATATAAAAGTTTAGTGTTGAAGCTCCTCTATAATATAATGATTTTACTATATTCTTCCCCGTATAGCTCTCCTGCTCACTTTTCCCTCCAAGCACCATCTTCTTAAACTTATACCTTGCACTATCACTTAGGGTTATATCACTACCACTTGCATCTCCTGTTGGGATTATATCTGTTGCCATTTCTAAGTCTGTTTCTAGCTCTGTTATCTTTTCGTTTAATTCTGCTACTTCGGTATCGTGTTTTGTTTCTAGGGCTTCTATGTTGTCTGTGTTTTCTTGTATATTTTCGTTTTGTGTAGTTTGCTCGGCTTGTATTGTTTCTATTTTCTGATTTGTTTCTTCTACAAATTCATCTACAAGTCCTCTGTCATGCTCTATTACGTCATCAATACTTTCAGCCATTTTTTTCATGTCATCTGGTATGTCTGCAACTTCATCGTAATCTGCTGGATAATAAATTCCTTTTTCTGTTGTTGCCATTATCATTCTCCTTTCAACTGGCTATACTGATAATCTTCAATAGTTGTATAAGTTAATCTGTCTTTAACTTCTCTATAAGTTGCATATCGTATAGCTTTTATTTTTAATTTAAAATTAGAGCCTGTCTCTATTCGAGATGGCTCTAATATCTTTTCTGTTATTTTTTGCATATTAAATCACCTATTTTTTCATTATAGATATTTCAATTACTTTCCCAGTAACATCTGATTCAGAATCTAAATAATTAATATAAATATTGTCGTCATTTAATTGTACATACTGTATCTTATTTATGGCGTTAAAGTTGTAATTATTATTACTTTTCGGAACTGCACTAACTACTACTGTATTGTTTTTGTTGAACCCTGTTGGATATGAAATATTAGCAACACCTGAGTGAGGACTTAATGGTGTGCTTAGAGTAGCTTCTACGGTTGCAAAATCGCTTCTTAATGCAACTCCTTCTTGTGTCTTTACTCCCTCTAATTCATTCTGAAGTTGGCTTAATACTGTTTCATAATCGTTTGTTATTTTACTGTAAATACTTGCAAAATCTAAGAATGTTCTTCTATCTTGGAAATTAGTTATTCCATTTACTGAAGTTCTAAATCTTGCTAATTCATATTGATATACTCCAGCATTGTTTTTTACAATATTGTCTTGTGTTAAATTTGGATAGCCACTTGTGCTTTTTATAATCTTATATGTCCCTTGATTAAAATTACTAGCTGTATTTACCTTATCTAAGTCTATCTCTATTACTAATTTGCAATATGCTTCATCTGTTCCTGTAACTTCTGTGTTATACGATTCCTCTTCTAAAAATCTTCCTTGAATGCAAACAGCACCACTATAGACTGTAACTGTATTATTTGTATGGCTGATAGCCATTTCTTCCTTGTAATTGCTTGAAACTCCATTAGTCCCATTTAAAAAAGTGTTGACAAATAAAGCAAATATCTGATTTTCAAATATTTGCTCTTTAAACCCTTGTCCTTTTAACATCTTAATTTCTCCTTTCTTTTAATAATTTATCTATAAATTTAATTCTTATATTTCCACAAACATATTCATAGAATTTTTTAGGTGTTATCTTAATTGCTGATATATAAGAATTGTAAATAATAGATTCTTTAGTTTTGATTGTTATTGGTGTGCCTACTTTAATGTATCTATCCAATAAATTAAACGTAATATTATGATTATATGAATTTGATTTCATTACATCTAAGGCCTTTTGATTAGCATCTTCATAATTCTCAGTATATACTGTTGTTACATTTCCATCTGCCCTGTCTGGGTCGCTAGCAGTTGTAGTCGTTGTCCTATCAGTTTTTAAATATAGTGTATACACTCCTTTGTTTTCTTGATTATTTTTCTTATCGTATAAAACCATAACTTTTGCCATTACATCTGTTTCAAATACTTCTGTATAATTGGATATAGCTTGTGCTTTTGTATCTATCAATTCTTTGTCATATGTTTTATTTTCTATCGTCATAACTAATTGTTTATTTACAATAGAAAAACTGTACACAATGTCATAATTTTGTGTACAGTTCGTCATATATGTATGAAAGTTATATATTCCATTTTCTACATTAGTTACACTAGTTTGTTTAGGCGTATGAGTTAATACATTAACTTTAAGCCATTTAATATTCATAAATGTATCTGAATTTTCTGTAAAGAATGTTTTTATAGTTAAACTGATAAAATCCTCTATTCCAGTTTCTTTTATCACGTTTTCATTTAATAATCTTATTTCTCTATCAAACATATTAGTTAAATACTTAAAAATATATTTATATAGATTTTGTTCGCTCTCATTTTGAATTTCATCAATGATTCCCCAATATATGTCTTCGTTGTTTTTCTTTATCATTACAAAGTCTTTCGATTTTGCTGTTGTTTTCTTAAGCACATTTACAAAACTTTTTGCATTTGTTTCTTCATCTATATTAAATTCATAGTCTGCAATCTCTACTATATCTTTAATCTCTAGTGTTGAGCCACTTTTATAATCAAATATCCACATAAATACTTTATTAGTGTCTATTTTTATTTGCTCTTTAGCCCATATTTGAATTGGTATACTATCTTCGTACTTTTCTCCCCAAAAATCTGTGAAGCTTATTTCTGCTGGGTATATGCCTCCAACTAAGGGTGCTTGTAAGTCTACCTCATAATATCCTGTTTGTTCATTGTATTTTGCTCTGTAATTTTGTCCGTTATATTTTATTGTCATTTCATTCATACTAGCACCTCCTAAACAGCTTTATAGTAAGCTAGTATCGTTATTTGTGCATTTAATACATCATTATCTGCTAAAAGCCTTAATTCACAGCTTCTATTTTTAGGGAGCCTTATTACATTGTCATTTGCTGGATCAACTACCCAATCTTTAAATAAATCTTCTAATGTTCCGTCTGTTTTCTGTTTTCTTATATAAAATGAATCTTCTTTTGTGCAGTATAATAATTTTTCATATTCTTGTATTTCAACATTGAAAGGTACAGTTTGATATAATTGTCCTTCTACATATAATTCTATTCTGGGATTTATTAAATGTCCTTGCATTTCTACTAGAATTGGTGCTTCTACATGGCCTTTATTTATGTAGGATAAACTTCTTGAATTGTAGTCTGTGAATCTGCTGTCCCACCTAAAGTCCCAACGAATTTCGTTTTCTTGTGGTTCTATTGTATAGATTACAGTATTTTCTTCATACCATAAAGAAAGACAATCAAAAACGATTGTCTCACTCATTACAGCATTGGGCTGTATCTCTGTTTTACTTAGGTTTTGTATCTGAATATCTTTAAAATATTCTTTTACTCCATCTGTTAAAGGAACTTTGTAAGACAATTTTAAACTTTCTGACTGCTCTATAAAATCTACTAGAGCTTTATAATTATCATAGTTTAAGAAATTTACTTGTCCTGTAACTTGTCCTTGTTCCATTCTTCTTAGGTTTGTTATAAATGTGTTTCCAAGTTGTTCATATTCAGTATCGTAAGAATATCCAAGTCCAGATGGTTCTGTAAGTAAACAATAATTCCTGATATTCATTAAAGAATATTCTTGTCCTTTATCATTTATAAGTTTAAATTCTCTTACCACAATTTATTCTCCCTCCCTTAATAAAAACACTTTAAAAGACGGCCAAATGACTATCCTTTAATCTATCTTTATAGGTAACAAAAGCACCAGTTTTAACTGATGCTTAATTTGTTATTTTTTTTATATTTAATTTGTGTAATCAACACTTGATTGTCAGTGCTTATTCTTCTAAATGGTCTATTGCATATTGTGCTTCCGAAGTTGTAAACTTCTCTCCATAATCTGATATTAATTGGTCATATATAGCCTTTTTAGACATATTCATGCTTTTTTGATAAGTTTTAGCCTTTTCTAATGCATTTAAATTCCAATCTATAGTTAGGTTGTCTATTGCATACTGTGCTGATTCTTTATCAAATTTTTCTCCATATTCTGATGTTAGTTGGTCGTAGATTCCTTGTTTTGACATATGCAAGGTTTTAGCATATGTTTCTGCTTTTTTTAAAGCATTTTTTTGTTCAGTAGTAGGTTCCTTCCCTAGTGAAAAAGTAACCTTAATTTTATCTCCTTCATGAATAATTTGGTTAGCTTCGATACTTTGGCTAATAAAATTACCTTTTGCAATTGTATCAGAGTATTCGTCATAAATATTCCCATTTATCTTATTAAGATTAAACCACGATTTTATATCTTCCTTTGACATCGTACTAAAATCTACAACCGTAACTTCTGATTTAACATTTTTTATTTTAGGTTCACTTGTAACTGTGTTGTTTGAACTAACTTCTTTCATTGTATTTTCGTTTTCAGATGAACCTATTCCTATGAGTATTACTACTGCCGCAACAATAGCCCAAAACCACCACTTTTTATAAATAGGCTTCCCCTTTTCTTCATTTGGCATACCATATCCCTCCTTCTATTTTTATAGAAGAAATTATATTACAATATTCGCTAAAATACAACTGTTAATTTTTACTTTTTAATGACATTTTTCGACAAATTTTGACTTTAATATGCCATTCCGTATCGTCTATCAATGTAGTTAAATGCTCTGTCTAATTCCGCTTCTGTCATTTTTTGTGGATAGAAATTTACTACTACACTTCTTGTTCCTCCGGCCTGTCTCATTGCTTCTGCCATGTATTTAGTTAGAGTTCTGTCAAGTGGGATAACTGCTTCTGCTGATTTCCCTTCGCCTATCATTGCCAATGTTGCTTCATCAACTATTCCACCTTTTGCAAGTTTTGGTATCATTGGAATATTTATTCCTTTTCCTCCAACTCCAGGAACCCAATCTGGAACTTTTACTTTATTAATTCCGCTTATAAACTTATTAATTCCTGATATAATCCAATTTATTGGTGCTTTAAATAAGGCTTTTAATCCTTCAAATACACTTCCAAATATATTCCTTACTCCTTCCCAGGCTTTGCTCCAATCTTTTGAAAATACTCCTGAGATAAACTGAATTAATCCTTTTAATACTCCTGTTATTCCTTTTATTATAATTGCCACTTTATCAAAAACTGCTGCTATAATTTTTCCTGCTGTAACAAAAACAGCTTCTATTATTGGGCTAAATTTTTCCCATAAGTAACTAGCAAGTGGCTTTATAATTCCATTCCATAACTCACTTAAAATAGCCTTTATATTATTTATAGTAGGTTTTATATATTCATTGTATGTTCTAATTATTGATTTGCCTATTTCCTTTATTGAATTTCTAAATGTTTCACTCTTTTTCCATAATAAAACAAAAGCTCCCGTTGCTGCAACTACTGCTCCAATAACTAATCCTATAGGTCCTGTTAGCACTGTTAGAGCTCCACCTAATGCTCCTGTACCTGTAGTCAATCCTGCAATTAATGAAGAAACATGCGAAAGCACCCCTGCTATCGTTCCTCCAATACTTATAAGTTTCCCAACAATCAATAATACTGGTCCAATAGCTGCAATCACAAGTCCGATTTTAGTTATCAAATTTTTTTGTTCATCATCTAAACCTTTGAACCAATTAATTACTCCTTGCAATTTTTCTGTTATAGTTTTTATTATTGGCATTAAGCTTTGACTTAACTCTCCTATTAGGTCTTGAAATGTTTTCTTTAATTTGCTTACTTGTCCATTTAATGTTTCTGTCATTTTAGATTGTCCAGCATAATACTTTCCACCTTCGCTAGAAGCTTTTATAAAAGCTTTTGAAAGTTCTTCATAAGTAATATCCATCTTTTTTAGCTCATCAACATTTTTGCCTGTTGTTTCTGCTAAAATACCATACACATCTATACCTGCATAAGCAAACTGTCTAATATCCATAGAAGTTGCTTTCCCTGCATTTTTTATCTGTTGTAGGTTAGATGCCATACGATTTAACTCATCATTTCCTCCACCTGTTAGAGCTATTGCATCAGCTAAAGCTGCTATAGTTTTTCTTGAATCATCAGCACTTTCTCCTGTTGTTATTAAATATTGATTAGCTTTTATTAAATCTTTAGTGTCAAATGGAGAAGTTTCAGATTGTTTTTTAATCTCATTTACTGCCTTTGTTGCTTTTTCTGCTGTCCCTAAAAATGTTTCAAATGCTTTTGTAGTTGTTTCTATATCTGCATTATACTTAACTCCTGCTCCAAATAAACCTGCAACTGCTACACTTAATACACTAACTTTCTTACCAATTTCTGTTACAGTATCTCCATAACTTTTCATTTTTGAACTCAATTCACTCAAGTTCCTACTTGCTTGCGTCCATTTTGATGCCTCTAAGTTTAAGTTTTTAACATCTTTTTCTGTCTTTATTATTTCTCTTTGTAAATTACGATATTGAGGCGAATTTAAGTCCCCTCCAGACTCTATAAATCTTCTTTGTGCTTCTTTTAAATTTTCTAATTTCTTTGTTGTTTGTTCTATATTCTGTCTTAAGACTGTTTGCTTTTGTGCTAAAAGTTCTGTGTTCTTTGGGTCTAATTTCAGCAAAGAGTTAATTCCTCGAAGCTCTTTGCTCAAACTAGCTGTCTTTGAATTAACATCTTTTAAAGCTTTTTGCAATCCAGAGGTATCTCCTCCTATTTCAACGATTATTCCCTTAATGTTTCCAGCCATTGTTACCTCCTTCCAGCTAATCTATCCCAATCAGCCTGTGTAGCTCTTCTATTGTTCTCTTTTTTGTCTTTATCAGCAAAACAAAGCATTATCTTAGCAACGTCTTTATATTGAAGTGTTTTTAGATCCTCTAGTCGAAGCCCTATTTTTAAACAATTCGCTATAAACTGATGCTCTTCTAATGCTTTGTCTTCACTTTTGTTTTTAGGTAATTTTTGTAGTTCATCAATTAATTCATCATCAGCAAAAGGAGTTTACGGCAAGTTCCGTTACCTCACTAATCCAACTTGCTGATAAATCTATTTTTGTTATTCCTTTTAGCCATTCTTCAAAACTTCCTATTTTATTATTTGCTGTGTAAATCAATATGTAAGCCATTCTCTCTATAACGTCGATAAAATCATCTAAGTTTTCCATCATTATTAAGTTTATTTGAGCTTCTTGCTCCTCTTCTGGTAAATTTGCAAGTTCTTTTCTAGCTTTTTCTTGTTTAACCGAGAAATCATTTAATGTTTTTATATCTGCAAAAATACCTCTCCCAAAAATAGTTTTGTATTGAAATCTTGTAAAAGCATTACAGTCTATTTCATATTCTTTATCGCAAATTGTTATTGTTTTCATAAATTACCTCCTAAACTGTTTTTTCATGTACTGAATTGAACCATGCATCATAAATTGTTTTATTTTCTGTCGTTTCATCTATATAGCAT